CTCAGTACCGGTCAATGGAGTAGTTGCTGCTGGAAGATTTGAAATCTTAGTGCCTGCCATTTTTGTTCCTTTATGCCCAAAACCTAACTGGAGTTTGAACTGTTACTTCGTATTCGGCAAAGTCAGCACCACCTGGTCCGCGCACATCAACGGCGCTCCGAAGTGCTACGCCCCAACTCATCGGATATTGATTGGTTTGGCGTACAAAGTACCGCCAGAGGCAACCTGCATAGCGCTCACAACCCAAGGGCCGCCAGTGCCTTGAGGCACAAAGAACGGAACAAGAGTGCCCGCAGGGATGGGCGTATCAGAAGTTGTTGCCGTTGCGCCTTCACCAACGCGAATGTAGGCGTCAGTCGTACACCAAACCAGCACCCCTTGAGGGCCAGCAGGCCAAGTGCCTGTAACGCCAGCCGTACCCGTATAAGCAACGCTTTTAGCTGCAAAAACAGCATCATTCAAAGGTCGGAGAAGTTCCATTCTATTCTTTCCTTACGCCAAAAAGCGCAGCTTGTACAGGGTTGAGAGATACAACGCAACAATCTCATCAATGATATTGTGCAACGGCGTGCAGTCTTTATCCACAATTTTGAAGCGTTCCGCCTCAATTTCGTCCATCTGATCTTGCAAAAACTCAACAATGTTGCCGGTCTTCTTGGCGGACATCAAAGAAATAGGCCCCATCAGGCCATACTTGCCTTGGTAGGCTTCGGCAAAATTATCCGCCAGCCCAACGACCTCCTCGTAAAAGCCCTGCAAAGCCATATGCTTGGCAAAGCTACGAGTATTCAGATGCACCGAGTGCGCGACATCCCGCGCCAAAAACAGCATCCCTACGAAATCAGAAGCCTTCATTTTGCATTCCTTCTTGAGGCATTTGCATTCCCGCATTCATTGACTCACGGCTAGGCATTTGCCCAATCAAGTCACCCGTGTCCAATGCCGCCGAAATCGTACCCATCACAATATCTTGGATCTGGTCAGGCGTCATGCCAGCCTGCACAGCACTGATACGCTTGGTCTCGGCATCAAATGCCTTGATCTGAGCCTCAAAGTCCTGCCTGCGCTGCTCTTGAGCCTCCATAGACTTCGACACGTTCTGAAGCATCTGGTGCATTTGCTCCATCTCCTGCCCCATCGCCTGGATCTGCTGTTCAGCAGCTTGCAACTCTGGCGACTTGTCATCGTCAGACAGCAACTTAGGATCAATGGTCTTGGAGAACCGCTTTGCCATCTCCTCAGCCCCAGGCCAGTCCATGTTCTTGATGAACAAGTCACCAGCCACAGCCCACAGTTGCGGATTGCCTTGCAACAACTGGCTCATCGCGTCCAAAGACTCTTGGCGCTTGGTCATGTAGCTCGGGCCAGTCGTGACGCAAACGTCATACTTGCCCACGCCCAAGTTGTAGATCTTGTCAATGACAACGCCGTTTTGATCCTCAATCTTACGCACAGGCTCCTGCTGCGTAGGATCAATCTTGGCCATCTTGGTCTCGCCATCCAAGCCAATGATCCGCGCAATGCGCTGCGTGTCATAGATCTTCGGCGCCATATCAATGATCTGACGGCCAATGTGCCGAACAGCGCGGGCCAAGTTGTCTACGTAGTGATACGTTCCCGTATCGCCTTGCTTCTCACGCGCGAGAATAGCCCGGCCAGACCGCTCATTGCTGGTTGCGCCGAGACTCGAATCATATTGACCCGTCGTGCTCTTGATGTCGTCCGAAGCGCCCATTTTGGCCTGAATAAGGCCTGTCTGGGCCATTGGAGGCAAGGCACGTTGTGGTAGGGGCAGAACTGCTCCCTGACCGTCTGTGACATCAGGGTTGACCTCAAGGTAAGGCCAGTTCTGCGTATTGGCCGTCTTCCACTGCTGCTCATACCCCTCGAACTGACCGCCGTACCCAATGAACGGGGCCTTGGGTGCCAACGCCAGCATTTCAGCCTCTTGGCTGACCCAGTAGTTGTACATGCGCTGGGCATCCTTGGCATTGCGCACAAGGCCAGACACATAGATACGACCATCAACTTCAAACTCGTTACCAACAACCCGAACAACAGGGATATATTTTCCAGCCCAATCTTGTTCTTCCAGGATCTCATAGCCGTTAATCTTGCACCATTTGACCTTCTGAACATCCGCCTGACGGGTGCGAACAGGCTTCATGCCCATTGCCTTCATGTTCCTGTCTTCGGCAGAGCCTTCAAACAAAGAAACATTGCCAGGGTACAGATTCAGGGTCTTCTTCTCATGCTCAACGTAGAAATACTCGGCAATCCGCACCGTGTCCTCGTTGATCCACTGCGACAGCGACTGATCCCCAACCCCCAGCGTTTGCAACGTAGAAATCGGGTTTGCGTCCGGGAACATCCGTTCGTAATCTTCTTTCAGGATGTCCTCAGTGATAAAACACCACTTGGCATCAGAACCGCATGGGTCTTGGATCGTCGGATCCATGTACACCGAGAAGGAGTTACGCACGCGACCAATTTTGATGTCTTGGTCAAACGAGTCTGCATTACAGTACTCGGTCAGCAAGCGAATGTAGCCCTCGCCATACGCAACCTGATTCTCACAGGCCGTGTCGTATGCCACATCAGCGTCAGAGATGTACTCAATATGACGCATCAGGCCATCAAAGATGTCCGCGACTTCCGTATCGGCCTTGTCATCCACCGGGATAATCTTGATGGCCGGACGGTTTTGGCGCTGGTCGTTTGTGACCTGCCGAACGTGCTGGGGAAGCTTGTTGATCGTCAGGCAAGGCCGCGCATTGATCGTCTGACCCTGCACAGCTCCACGAGTCGCCAATACATCCGCAGGCCATTGCCAATGATTGTCCGGTGACCCGGCAAAGAAACGAAGATCGTCAATCTCATCTTCGCGGCTCTCTGAGTAAGCGGAAATCGCCATGTTAAGCCGAGCACGCGCCGTAGCCAACACGTCAGACTCTGACTTGCCGCCTCGCTTGCCACCCTTAGCCACCGATGCCGCCGAACTCAAATCAGCCATTCAAAACCCCAATCACGTCAGGCTCACGCATCATAAGGTATTCCTTACCCTCATGTTTCACCTTTTGCCCGGAAAACTCCCCAAACAGCACATGGTCACCAACCACCAAATCCATCGGCACCAATGAACCATCTTCCTTGCGAAGACCAGCCCCAACTGCAACCACCACACCACTTGACATCTTGCTCTCAGGCAAAACAATCAGCCCGCTAGACTTTTCAATATCTTGCTCAATCAGTACGCAGTTGCTTAGTGGAATTAGATTCATTTCTTCTTAGGAGTAGATGGTTTAGCGGCAGCCCGCTTGGTTGAATATGCAATAGCCACAGCCTGCGCAACAGGCTTGCCAGCACTTACCTCAGCTTTCACGTTTTTGCGGAACGCTTCTTTGCTTGTGGATTTTACGAGAGGCATCACGACCCCATCCAAGAGTTAACAGCACCGCCAGAGCCCTGCATAGTCACACGGCGCTCGCTTTTCGGATTGTACTCCCGGCTAGCCACCGGATATGCAAAAGTTACCGCCAAAAGCCCGATCCTGCGGTATTGAAGCAGTCTTTAACCACTCCTTCATTGCGCCCCACATCTCCGCACGCTTATTACCCCACATGATCGGGTTCTTGGCCTTCCAGCCAAAGTTTACCCCTCGAACCTTGTACCTCTGTTCCGTCAACCTGTCAAGAATCCCATACCCCAGCCCGCCCTCATCAATCACCGTCAGCGCAGGCCGAAACTCCTCAATCGCCTCAATCACATTGCCCACCGTCGTCATCGTGTCGTCCCCCTTATACCGCCGGATCGCCACAATATCCCGCCCCTGCCGCACCACAATCACCGTCGAATCCATCCCACCCCGCGCCGGATCCACCCCAATCACTATCGGGGCCGTCTGATCCTTCCACTTCGGCCGACTCATCGCCTCGTCAATGACAACAGGCGAAATAAACTGATCCTCACCCGCAGCCGGGAACTCCCCCTCTTCGCCCCAAAACACTCAAAAAAGTACCCCACATTGCGGCGTGGGTTGGAAAACGCCAGCCAAAACCGGTTTTGCGTTACTTCCGTGTAAAAACCAGCGGCAACCGGCCAAATTGCATCGTCAATACCCGACGCCTCATCAAAAATCACCATCACACCATCATGATTGTGAACCCCGGCATACGCATCCGGGTTCTCAGCACTCCACAACCGACCCTCAATCCCCCAGTACCGCGTACCTTTCCTCAAATCCTTCTCAACCAACTCCGCTAACCACTTTGCAGGCAGCACCCGCGTCGCACTGATCTCAAACCAGTGACTATGCAATCCCATCGCCAACCACTTTGTGATCTCAGCCCACGTTACCGACCTCAACTGAGGCTCACTGTTCGCAGAAACAACCGTCGTGCTACCAATCCTGGTCGAAAGCATCCAAATCACAATCCACGACACCAACGCCGACTTGCCAATCCCCCGGCCCGAACTGATCGCCATACGCAAAATCTTGTACGCCATATCGTCCTCACTCTCATGAGGTAATTTGGCATCTCCCACCGCCTTGTTCTCCTTGATATGCTCCGCCAAGTCACTGAGCACCTCCCGCTGCCACTTCCTCGGGCCCTTGAAACGCTCCAGCGGCGTCCCCTTTTCCCCCCAAGGAAAGACATACATCACAAAAGCTAACGGGTTGTCCTTGATCTGGGGGCTCCAGATTAGGGACATTAGCTCCGTTTCGTCCTTGGCAGAATATTTTGGGGTTTGCATGGCGTTTAATATAACGTGGAATGTAAACAGTCTAACCAAGGAAACTCATGGAACCAACATTGATGCTAGGCGACTGCCTGGATGTCTTGCGTACCCTGCCCGACAATAGCGTGGACTCAGTTGTCACCGATCCACCCTATGGCCTTAGCTTCATGGGCAAGAAATGGGACTACGACGTGCCCGCCTCCGAAGTATGGGCCGAGTGCCTGCGCGTGCTGAAGCCCGGCGGCCACCTGCTAGCCTTCGCTGGCACCAGGACGCAGCACCGGATGGCGGTGCGCATTGAGGATGCCGGATTTGAGATTAGGGACATGATTGCGTGGGTGTACGGGTCGGGGTTTCCGAAGTCGCACAATTTGAAAGATGAATGGCAAGGCTGGGGCACAGCTCTAAAGCCCGCCCTAGAACCAATCACCGTGGCCCGCAAACCATTCACCGGCACCGTGGCGGCGAACGTACTTGCGCATGGGACAGGGGCCTTGAATGTGGATGGGTGTAGGGTGGAAGGTGCAGACGCACAGCAAGGGCGGACGCGCAACGGAGGAGGAATAGTTGGCAATGCCAGCAGCTACGAACTGCCGGACTACAAGGCGCCGATGCCCTCCGGCCGCTGGCCCGCCAACCTGATCCACGACGGCGGCGAGTTCCTCGGCGAACAAGCACGCTTTTTCTACTGCGCTAAAGCCAGCAAGAAGGATCGGGATGAGGGGCTGGAGGGGTTTGCGCTACGCGCACCGGATCATGGCAAAGGCAACGCAGCAGGCGGTTTGCAGGTAAGCAATAGCAAGCATCCCCGAGCCAACATCCACCCCACCGTAAAACCCACCGACCTAATGCGCTACCTGTGCCGCCTAGTCACCCCACCTAACGGCATCGTCCTAGACCCATTTATGGGAAGTGGCAGCACCGGTAAGGCAGCCAAGCTTGAAGGCTTCCAGTTCATCGGCATTGAGCGTGAAGCTGAGTACCTGGAGATCGCTAAGGCTCGGATTGAGGGAGCAGAGCTCTGTAAAAAATAAAAAAATTTGTGTGGGGTCTACCTCCAGCTTGACCGGCAGCGCAGGGCCCTACCCCCCCTCGATTTATTTTGCGTCGATTTATGGCTGGATGTGCATCAATATGCTTGGATTAGCATGGATTGATGAGGGAGGCCGAGCCTCCCTGGTGATCAGTCTCTTTCTCTA